ATGTGGTTAATGCCAACTTTTAAAAAATAAGATATGAAAAATATTCCAATTAAAACATTAAGAGAATTATTCATGAGTTATCAATCTCAATATTATAATGAGAATGAGATGCAGAGTTTAATTGAACAATCTGACCAAAATAGATCTATTATTGCGGGAGGATATGATGAATACATCATGGAAAATTTTACAATTAAAAACGGTGGTTTAGCTAAAAACAAATAAAATTATGATAAACAATTTAGAATTAATTAGACCTTTATTGAACTTCGAAAAGAAGGGTGACTTTTATATGCTTTATGTTTTTAAACGTAAGAAAGATCAACCTGAAGGCGAACGAGATAATCATCAATCAGTACGAACTATTAAGACTTATTGTATTGAAAGTATTGACCATTTGGAACGCAGATGGGATGAGATTATTCAATTATGTGAGATGTTTAAGGCACGTGCTTACATCCATGTACAAAAACAAAATCACTTTGATGTATCACTCAACATGATGGTTGCATTGGCTCAAAGAATTCAAGATGGTAACAATAACCAAAAAGGATTATTTGATTCAGTTGTTGGTCAAATCAAAACTCAAGAGAAAAGATGGATCATTGATGTAGATGATATGATGGAAGCTAGTCCAGTAATGATGGCTTATATTGAATATAATTGTGCACCAATTACTAAAGTTAAATTTGATGAAGCAGGAATGCCAATTGGATATGAAGTTGGACCAAAGATTGAAGCGATTATTCCAACTAAAAATGGACACCATTTAATCACTAAGAAGTTTGATGTGATGAAGTTTAAAGAGGCTTATCCTGAATTAGACATTCAAAAGAAGAATCCAACCCTATTGTACTATCCTGATAGTCTAGAAAATTGTTAATAACTTTTATTATTAATATTTTTTTATGTCAATTATTATATGTATATTAGCCTTATAATTAAAACAAACACATTATGACAAAGATAGAATTAGATTACAGTAAGATTGACAACGTATTTGTTGGAGGAATTGATATGGAAGATTATGGAGATTTCTGTGATGCTTACATTGAATCAGCTGATTATGATGGTCGTGAAATGACCGAAGAAGAGTTGGATATTTTAAATGAAGATAGCCAATTTGTAAACGAATCAGTGTTTGCTCAACTTTATTAAAGGCAAAACGAAACAAAATAAGGCTAATACATATAATAATAAACACTTCACATGAACAAAACTAATATTTTAGAAGAAGCTAACAAAATTGTTAACGAACGCTCAGAAGAAAAAGAACGCATGTACGGACCTTTCGAAGAAGGTATGCGAAGAGCTGCAATGATTTTTAATGGCATGACTGGTAAAGAAATGAATGGATCTGACATGTATGCAGCTTTAGTTGCACTTAAATTGAGTCGTCATTCATATAATTATAAACAAGATAATCTATTAGATGCAGTTGCATACTTAGGTGCTCTTGACAACTATGTTGAAAAGCATGGTTATGGTGAATCAGAAGATCCTATTAAATAATATCATATGTCAGAATTTAAGTACTTAACAGACTATGTTACCGATAAGTCGTCTCGTATAGCGATTGCAGCCTTAGTTGGTAAATTAAGTCCAAAGGAAAGCTCACACAAAAGTGGTTGGGCATTTCATTTAGCTAATCAAATAACCAACTTGGGATTTGAAAGAGTAGACGTTATCACAGATACCGAAACCAAATGGCAAGATTACGATTGTATTCTTATCGAACATGGTATGGAATTCAAAGGTACTTTTAATATTTTTGGTGGTGCGAACGATGATTTGTACCACCAATTAATTCGTATCAAAAGCGGTGCACAGATGTATAGTTTACATCATGATATGCCATGTATTGCTACACTTATTGAACAAAGACTTAAAACGGGAACTGACTTATTTAAATCTATCGAACCAGATATTGAATCAATAAGAGAAATTTGTGCAAACGATATTCCAAGAATTGATCACATTGCTAAAACAGAAAAACTTTGTTTTGGTGATAGCCATTCATTTAGCCAATATTCTCCAGGTTACATGACTCAACGTCATGATGGTTTAACTATGCACGGTGCACTTAAACGAGGATTAGACACATATGTATACCCATGGATTACTGATCTTAGGGTTTATATGGGTAATATTGACGTAAGACACCATTTAATGAGACAAGATAATCCTTCAGCTTCTGTTAAAAATCTTATGATTAAATATGAGCAAGAATTATTGAAACTACAAGAACGTGGTGTTACCAATATTGAAGTAGTACATTGTTTACCTATTGAAAATGAATCAAGAGTGTTGCCTAAAACAGGTTACTATAAAGGAACACCATACACTGGAACTTGGTCAGAACGTGCAGCTTTAGTCAAAGAAATTAATTCATCTATCGATGATATGTGTCAAAGAAATGGATGGAAATCATATAAACATCCAGAAGTGTATTTTAATGCACTTAACGAATTGACATTTGATGTTATGGAAAAACCAAAATCAGTACACATTGCCCGTGAATTTTACAGATGGGATGTTGCTAAGAATGAACCTAACAAAAAACTAATTAAACAAACGCTTGCACTTTTTTAAAATGGAAAAGAATGACGAAAAATACAAAATAGAAATAACGTACACTAATGGTACGATAGAGATATTAGAAATTAAAACAAATGAATTAGAATGGTCTATGATGCAATATCAAAGAAATAGAGATCCTTTTAATTGGAAAGTAATTAAGTAATATGCAAATAAAAACTACCAGATACTATGAAGAATTCCTAAGATATTATGATCTTGCACTTAAACAACAAGAGCTTAGTAATTTAGGTCATATTCCTCATCATGAAAGTGATGTTAATGACGAGTTAATGCACCATATTGAATTATATGATGTAGTAGAACGTAAATTTGCAGGATTCTCAGCCATCATCAATGATTGTTTTTATGGTTGGACAGAAGATCATCCATATTGGTCTCGTATGGATGCAGGACTTTACACACCACAAAGATTTGAGATTGCAAATAATTGGACAAACAAACAAAGAGTATTTGGATTAGAAGATTGGCTTTATGTGTTTATATTACACAGAGTTTGTGGATCTGCAATTAATTATGCAACCAAACCTTCTGGTTATCACAACACAATATTGCCATCTTTACATGATTGTAATACGATTGAAGAAATGTGTGAGAAAGTTAAGTATCATCCAACGCCATTTTATACTTCAGTTGGTTATCAATTTCCGGCATTCCCAAAACCACCTACACCAACATCAGATGAAGATAGTTTTGTAGGTATGTCATCGTTTAAAAAACCAGAATATGTTTACAAACGAGGTGGAGATTATTTCTTATGTGAATATGCACCAAGATTAGCAAGAGATATGGCAACATATCTAACAACAGGTGATAAAAAAGACTTAAGAGAATTGGGTGATTGGATGTTTAAGTGGAATGCAGACAATGGTTTAAGAGCTTATAGATTTCAATACGCTGCAGTAATTGCAGATGTTGCAGATTGGTTCCCAGAATATATGAACAGAGAATCTATGTTTTATTATGGAACAAATGCAGTAGAATGTATTGGTTATTTGGCAGATCCAATTTCAGGTGGTGGCAAGAAAAGCGAAGAATTCTTAGATTCTGTTATGAATAAGATCTATGAAGATACAGGATCATTGCCATATAACGCAGAAGATGTGGCCTGCGATTATATTAGATGGATCGAAAACTACTTAAGACCGGGAGCAGACTATGCCCACATCAACATGGACACTCTGTGGAACTCTTCATCAATAAACGATCATCCATTTGGTAGACAAAAAGCTATGTTAGATTTAGGTCTTGTAGAGACTTTCAATGGTATGACTTCGTTTCCATCAGATGACAAGATATTACAAGCTGCTGGAGTTTCAGTAGAAGATTATAAAAAAATGGTAAGTAAACTATGATTAACGACCAACAAGTAGTAAGAGAACCTCAATGTGATATTGAACCTAAAAGAAAAGTGTCAAGTATAATTCAGAATAAATTATTTGAATTTGAAGATGACACTAATATGGTTTATGACAATATTTCATATGAAGGCACTTCTGATATTATCATGCATAATGGTAAACCTAAGGAAAGCTGGATGAAAGATTGGACTCAAGAACAACGTTTTGATAAATTCTTTGAATTTTGTCATGCGTTTGATAAGAGACAAGATAAATTATTATCGGAAGATTATCAAATATTTTCCCACAGATTACACTGGCACGAGCATCCATATTGTTATATGATGCAAAATGAAACAGATCTAGAAAAGCTTCTTTATTATACGATTGTATTCTCATTCAGTAATGAACATTGGGGAACTATTATGAGGTTGATTAATGAAGGTGAAGAAAAAACAAGAGAACACTTTGTTGAAAACAGACATGCACGTAATGATCTATTTCAAATCTATTATCCTAAAGGTACACAAGTTAAAGATTGGTTATTAGATGGACCTAAGAAAGCTGCCAAAGAAATGGCTCATGTTTTAGAAAATCTAGAGAGACCATATACAATGATGGAATTTGCAAAAATTCTAGAAAAGTATTTTAAAGAACACCAAAACTTTAGAAGTCCATTATATCCATGTAAGAACACTGCACGTTATGTTGCAATGAGTAGACCAGATCTTGTAGATCCTGAGTCAATTCTTTTTGGTGGAACAGGACACTTTGACGGTATGATGCAAATCTTTGGAGGACCAAACTTAAATGGTAAAGT